CATATACCCACCAATCATTGGTGGTTCCACTTCTAACTTTTACTATCATCAACTCAGGCACAACGCCTAAGTTATGCGTGATAGTTCTGTTTGAACCAGTACCCGTATAGCACACCACATCAAGAAACCCCGGAGCGCGTTTAAATACATAACTTACAAATGTTGAGCTAGATTTATTCAAATAGTCTTGTGCTGTGGTTGAACTAGTATCCCAACCTATGTTTTTGTCAAAATCTAAATAAGTTGCCCACCCTGTAATTTCCGCATCTGCTCTAGAGGTTCCTAAAGAATTAGGATTCGATCCGCCGCGAAGCCTGTCAAAAATAAAATGAGCATAACTAGTCCACCCAAGTGAATCTGCGCTCCGACAAGACAGCAAAAGCATATCCATTAGAACCGTCGAGCCTATTTGCCTTTGAGCGGTTCCATTACCTGTATATGCCGTGCCTTCATATACCTGTGTTCCACTCGTCGGCGGTTTCATCGGGCGACGGATGGCGATGTAGACGAACGTAGAGCCTGCTTCGTTAACTTCTGCTTGGGTTGCATTAAAGTAAAAACCCGTAGACGCTGCGACAATCTGATCTGCTGTAGTAGTGGTTTCGGCTGCTGTGGTGTTTGGAGCAATCCATGCGTCTGCCGCTGTTGTGCTAACAGACATATTTCTCATGTTGTCCACTACAACCCAATCGGTGGCTCCGCTGGTGACATTCTTAATCATCACCCATTGCGGTTCGTATCCTAGCGTCACAATCTGCTGCGCTCTGTGGTTACTACCGAGATAAGTTCCGCACGTTATGACATTATCCGTACCAGTCGCTCCGAAACCACCATCGTTATGCGCGAATATATAAGCAACGTAAGTGCCGCCAGAAGCATTAACGGTAACATCAGTGCCTAATGAAAATACTGTACTTGTGGGCGTGGTGCTATTCCAACGCGTCGCGCCAGTAGCTTTCGCTCCCGCAGTATTCAACACCAAATATTCGGTATTTGCCAAACCACGGTGATAGACCTGCCAATTTCCTGTGGTATCTGTGCGCTTGATAAAGATAGACCCCGGCACAGAGCCAAGGTTGTGAGAAATAGTGCGGTTAGAACCATTACCCGTATACGTCACTACATCAAAGAACTTTGCTTGCTCGCGGAATGTCCATGAGGCGTAGGTAGCAGCGTTTGTATTTAGCTTTGCCAACGCACCTAGACTAAAGCCGTTGCTATTGAAAGCAGTTAGCCCAGTTGATTGTGTTGTCTGTGCAGCAGACGAGTTTGATACCAGATCAAACGTAGCACCTCTAACTGTATCGTAGAGCGCATGGTCAGTAGCACCAGAGCGACCTTTGAGCCAGACTAGACCGCCTTTGTTAGCTGTCGAATCGGTAAACGCACCACCGCCATTCTGAGCAATAGCGTTTGTTACGGTTATCGTAAACGCATTAGATGAATTATCAGCCGTTGCATTTGGTGCTTGGCAAGTTAATAGTTGAGTGTTTGTAATTGCTGTTAGCGGTGATGTTGGAACTGTAATCGTCGAACCTGAATATACCCCTGTGCCTTTTACAACACGCAGATTAGATATGTACCCAGTTGCGTAGTAGTTTGCGTAGTTTGTACTTTGCCCTATGCGGAAGCCAGTAGCAGCCGACCCAAAATCTGCTGTATACGCAGCGTTATAAACCCTTGTGCCATTCAAATACATCGATGCAACACCGGATGACCTTTGCCAAACAAGGTGGTTCCATTGATTAAGCGCTGGCGTATTTGCTGTTCCAGAGTAAATATCAGTGCCAGAAGAACCTGCGTACATGGTCATGCCGCCAGAACCAACTGACCCAAACCCCCAGTATTGGTTTACTCCTTCGGTAGCGCAAATAATAGTGAATGACCCTACTTGCGAAGAAATGTACGCCCAACATTCGATAGTGAAATCGCCTGTGCCGAAGTCAAAAGCCGTTGTGCTGCTGCAAGTTAACGCTGTTGATGCGCCGCCATCAAAGTAGACGCTGCCACCATAAGCAGAACCTAATGCAATACCGTTAGGTATCGTCTGAGCAGAACTGTTACCCGTATAAAGCCACGTTGAAAATACGTCCTCAACGTAATTAGCAGCGCCTGCTACTTTGGCTGCACCTAAGAGCTTATTAGCCAGCATCAGTTATTCCCCACTCGCGCACCGTAAACCTGACCGCCAACCTTCCACAGCACGATAGTTGTATATCCTGTCGTAGCCAGCGTAGGTGCAGAACCTGAGTCTGTTTCCCACACAACCCCAGAGCCACCCCAAGTCGCATCTGTCCACGTTAAGGCATAAGCAGTGCCGTCATCGACCATCAAGGTAATCGCTTCACCATTAACAAAGCTAGTTCCCTTTGGTGTACGACTTGCACCCAAAGTAATCAACTGAATCGAACCGTTACCCGGATTAATCTCAAACGCTGCACCGTCTGTAATGGTGAAAACGTCCTCAATGATCGTGCCAATGATAGTCGGATCAGTTAGCGTCTTGTTGGTCAGTGTCTCCGTACCCGTCGGGGTTACATAGTCAGTGCCAGCAGTAGCAGCAGAAAATGCACTCTGACCGTTACCCTTAACGATACCTGTCAAGCTAGCAACACCAGTGCCACCGTAAGGAACAGTGATTTCAGTGCCATTCCATACGCCAGAGCTAATCGTGCCTAGCGCATTGACGTTACCACTAGCGTCCTTATAAACCGATCTCTCAGCCGTATAAGTACCAAAGACATCCTTAGTGCCAGCGCCGAAATTAACAGCACTATTACTGTTAGATGATTTCAGTACCGTAGTACGAGCTAACGTACCCGTTCCAACAGTACCGAGACCAACTTCCCAATCCGCACCGAGAGTAATCGTGTAATAGCAAGTATTACCACTGCCTATCGCCGATCCGAAAGTACGAAAGCCCGTTACTGCACCGTCCAGTGTTAATGTGCCTGTGCCGGTCGTGGTGGACGTTTCCCGAACTCGGTCAGCAATGACTAATGGCATAGATTACTCCAGAGTTACGGAAAGGTTGCCTGTCGAGATCGTGAACACGTCACCAGAAGCAATCGACTTAGACGCATCCAAGGCTGTGTAATACAGCAGGTTGCCGCTAGTTGTCGCATCCAGAATGCCAACATGAGTCACAGTACCCCATGTGCCAGTAGCAGTCGGGAAAGTAACTGACGCGCTATTCGTCGATACACCGTTGCTAGGCGCACCAAACGTTACTGCTGTACGAGCGTAGGAACCACCAGATACCTCAGTACCTGTATTGCCTTCACCCGGATCGCTTGTGTAAAGACCTACATAAACCGCTGCTGGGCTTGTGTAGCTTGTGTTGCGGAGAGTCGCATTGATAATTGCGTTCTCGAGGTGGTTCGACATTTCTGCCATGATTTACTCCTTAAATTTATTTGCTTTACTTCTGTTGTCAAAACGGGTTATGACTCTAAGATTCCAAGGAACGTGCAACCCACACACATTTTCATTAACTAATGGAACTATGTGATCTACCTCGTATGGAATTCCTGTTTCTTTTGTTCTTGTTCTTGCTTCTATGTAAAACTTTTGAAGTTGCTCTTTTAGCTCATCCGTCATCCATTTTGGCACTGCATTTCTTCTAGCTGCTCTTGCGAAAGCCTGATACGAAAATCTTCTTAGTTTTGTTTTTTCGTAACACTTTTTCGCTATTTGCTTGTACTTGTCTTTATTGTTTTTTTGCCATTCGCCAACTTTTTTAATTATTCTTTCTTTATTTTTATCATAATTATCATAATGATACTGCATTGCTTTGGCACGTTCTGATTCAGCGTTCTTTTCGTACCAAGTAGTTTTATATTCCTTTTTGCAACTTCTGCACCATCTGCTAAATCCATCAAGCGTAGCCTTTTCTTTTGTAAACATTTCGTAAGGCTTTGTCTCATTGCATTTAGTGCAACACTTCATTGTCTTACCTCACGTTATAAGACATAGACATAGGTTGACCACTATACTCACTTGCTTGGTCAGACGTAGAGATAGAATCAATCGCCCTAGAATACAAGGAAGCCCAAGTCTGCACCCTTGCATCATTCATCAAATACGGCTCTGCCTCTGCCAAAGACGCATATAGCAACGCATCAGGCACATAA